CTACGATAACCGCGCATTCAACATGGCTATCTGTTCGTCGTTCATGTCATCAATCCACATACCGTAAATTTCATACACCATTTGCGCAGTTTCATGCCCCATCTGGCTGGCTATAAATGCCGGGTTCGCTCCTGCCGTCAACAGCCAGCAGGCAAAAGTATGTCGCGTATGGTACGGATTACGGCGGCGAATACCAGCACGTTTTACTGCTGCATTCCATCTTGCACCCAAACTGCTTACCGAGTAATAAGGTTTCTGTTTTTCGTTACACACCCTGGGCATGAAAACAAAATGCAGTTTTTGCTTTTCAGTTCTGCCGTACTCCCGATGATAAAAAGTGATTTCGCTTTTGCGATGATGCCCGGTCAGTTTGTATTGCTCCTTCAGTGCTTCAAGAGCCGGCTGCAGTAATGTTACCGTCCGGATCCCGGCATTTGTTTTTGGGGGACCGAACATATCAAGTATCGTCAGGTTTCTTCTGACATTCACAATTCCCTTCTCGAAATCCACATCCTCCCACGCCAGAGCTGCCAGTTCCCCGTGACGAAGCCCGGAGTAAACGGCAAATTTCCACAAGTTTTGGCTCTGTCCTTTTTCACTTTCCATTAATGCATTGAATTCTGTTTTAGATAACGGGTCAGGCTTTATTCTGTTTCGCTGTAATTTTTTTACTCCTTCAAATGGTTTGGTTGATATAAATCCCGACTGATACGCAAAACGTAACAACGAACAGAGCAGGGCGATATAGTTATCAACTGTGCGCACGGTTCTTCCTTTTTTGTTGGATCTTGGATTATCTAGGTAAAGCGTTTCTCCATGCAGCAGTTCATTCCGGTAGTTTAAGATATGAAGTGGCACACTGAATTTGGCCACCTGAACAGAGGTGATATGCTCACCTCAGAACAACACAGGTGCTCCAATGAAAAAAAGAAATTTTAGCGCAGAGTTTAAACGCGAATCCGCTCAACTGGTTGTTGACCAGAAATACACGGTGGCAGATGCCGCCAAAGCTATGGATGTTGGCCTTTCCACAATGACAAGATGGGTCAAACAACTGCGTGATGAGCGTCAGGGCAAAACACCAAAAGCCTCTCCGATAACACCAGAACAAATCGAAATACGTAAGCTGAGGAAAAAGCTACAACGCATTGAAATGGAGAATGAAATATTAAAAAAGGCTACTGTAGATTCAATCTGTCAATGCAACACCCCTTTCAATTATCTCTTTCGGTGTTTTGAACTTCAGTGTCTTTCTCGGTCTGTTGTTTAGCTGAGCAGCAACCAGATCTAGTTCATGTTGAGTATATTGGGCAAGACATGTCTTTTTAGGAAAGTACTGCCGAATTAGCCCATTTGTGTTCTCATTTGTTCCCCGCTGCCAAGGACTCTGAGGATCGCAGAAGTAAACTTTAACGCCGGTGCTGACAGTAAATTCTAGATGTCTGGCCAGTTCCATTCCTCTGTCCCATGTCAGTGATTTTCTGAGTTCTGACGGTAAACTCAGGAATTTGTCGGTAAGAGCCTGATTTACTGAGACAGAATCTTTGCCCCTGAGTCTAAGGATGATCGTATAACGTGATTTTCGGTCTACAAGTGTGGCTATATGAGAGTTTTTTGTACCTGAGACTAAATCGCCCTCCCAATGCCCCAGAGAGCGTCTGTTATCGATATTTCGGGAACGTTCGTGAATTGGTGTTCCGTTCACTATGTTAATCGTACCTCTTTCGCCTTTGCGGGTATGACGCCTGCCATGGCGAAGGCTATGCGACCGTCGCAGATGCTGTATATTCAGGTGGTGTAGCGCTTCACGGCTACGAAAGTACAGCGTTTTATAAATTGTCTCAGGTGATATTCGCAGCGTTTTTTGACGTGGTTTTGTTCGCCTTAACCATCCTGATATTTGCTCTGGAGACCATTTCATCTCCAGCTTTTCCAGAACAAGCTTTCGCAATGGTAAATTTTGATCCAGTAAGCACGGTTTTGGCCTTTTCGCCATTCTGTTGGCTCGGTTATTAGCATCAACAGCTTTGTAATAGCGTCTGCCCCGATTACGCTGAACTTCACGTGAGATCGTCGAAGGACTGCGATTCAGCGCAGTAGCTATCGCACGAATGCTCATTTTGGCTGACAAACCAGCTCGTATCTCCTCGCGCTCAGACAGTGTCAGGTGAGCTACAGCCCGCTTACGCTCATGGGGTTTTATGCCGCCAGTATCCCTTAACATAGTGAAGATCGTTCCGGGTTTTGAACCCAGGATATTCGCTATTTCACTGAAGCCTGTTCCGTTCTTCCATAGTTCAAAAACAGAGGCTTTTTCCTCTGCTGTAAATGTTCGTCTCATTCAAAAAACCTCCGCAACCCCATGTTTTCACATAACTGTTGCGTTGACCAATTGAATCTACAGTTGCTTTTTTTAATATATCTCGCTCAAGGCGAGCTTCATTTAACGCCTTACGCAGTTGCAGAATTTCAGATTCCAGTTCAGCCACCGTGCGGGAACCAGGAGTACCGAGCCCTTTTCTGGCGGCGGTAACCCATTGTCCTAAAGTGCCTTCAGGAAGGGATAATCGGGAAGCGCCTTCACTGATCGAAAGTTGATTTTCAAGAACCGTTCTGACAGCTTCGGCTTTGAACTCTTTAGAGTAACGTTGGGTTTTTCTGCTCATTATTAGCTCCTTCTGATGCCATTCTATTTCAGGAAGGAGTGTCCGTTAAACTCAGGCTACCTCACTGAGCCGTAATACCATGGTGCGCTGGGTATCAGAAATGGCAGACAAACTCCGTCCTCTGTATATAGCGCTGAATGACTATGTTCTGGAGGCAGGAAAGGTGCACGCAGATGACACTCCGGTGAAAGTACTGGCCCCGGGGAACGGAAAGACGAAAACGGGTCGTCTGTGGGTATACGTCAGGGATGATCGTAATGCGGGTTCATCCCTGCCGGCAGCCGTCTGGTTCGCGTATTCGGCAGATCGCAAAGGAGAACATCCGCAGCTCCACCTGGCAAAGTATCAGGGCGTACTGCAGGCTGATGCCTATGCAGGTTATAACGTACTGTACGAAGCGGGCCGGGTGAAGGAAGCCGGGTGCCTGGCCCACGCCCGCCGAAAAATCCATGACGAGGATGTGCGCCGTCCGACAGAAATGACTCAGGAAGCGCTCAGACGGATAGCAGAGTTATACGATATAGAAGCGGAGATACGTGGCAGTCCGGCAGAGGAACGGCTTGCAGTCAGAAAAGCCAGAAGCGTCCAGTTGATGCAGTCGTTGTACGACTGGATACAGTTGCAGAGGAAAACGCTGTCGAAACATGCGGAGATGGCGAAGGCGTTCGACTATATCCTGAATCACTGGAATGCGCTGAACGAGTTCTGTCGTGACGGCTGGGTGGAAATAGACAACAACATCGGTGAAAACGCGTTACGATCGGTGGCGGTTGGAAGAAAAAATTATCTCTTTTTCGGTTCAGACAAGGGAGGAGAAAGTGCGGCGATCATCTACAGTCTGCTGGTCACCTGCAAACAGAACGAAGTGGAGCCGGAGGACTGGTTGCGCGAAGTGATCGAGAAGCTCAATGACTGGCCGTCGAACCAAGTGCATGAACTGCTTCCCTGGAACTTCTCGTCTGTAAAATAATCCTTACGCTACGTACTTCTCGGGGCGCTTACGAATCAGCGTACTACGGGGATGTATATCGATATCATTGTTAATGGTGAACCGTGCCTGTATGGCGTGCTGTGTCTGAATAATAACCGGATTGTCCGGTACGGATACCTGCCGTTTCAGGGGGACCTGTTTTTTACCGACACGGAGGGGAATAGTGACCCTGACTGGCGGGGGCTCGGATCCCGGTACCGGCTCTACTGGCTGTTACCTGAGGAACTGATATGAGCTACAGACAACGTAAAATAACGGTGGAGTTCACTCTTTCAGACGGACGAACGTTTGGTAATGGCCAGGGCAATATGCTGACCATTACCGACGCAAGCTGTTTTGCCAGTATTGCCGTATATGGAGGGGTGGCTGGTACACAAATCACGCTGTATATCTGGGGAATGTCACCGGCGCATATGACGAATTTAAGCTGGCGCGGTGTGTGGCGACAGGAGCAGAGTACCGCAAATAAAATGCGGCTGTGGGCCGACGGGCGGCTTATTTTTGAAGGTGATATTACTGATGCATACGCCGACTACAACCAGGCGCCGGATATTCCGCTCATTCTGACAGGACAGATTCATTTTAATCTGCGTAATCAGCCGGCGGCAGATTTCAGCGCAAAGGGCGATGTTGCGGTTGCAGATATTATCCGTGCGCTGGCGTCAACTGTCGGGCTTGGATTTGAAAACCAGGGGGTCAGCCGCAGTCTGTCTGACCCGCATTTTTCCGGTAATGTTGTACAACAAATGCTGGATGTCGCTTCAGCCGCCGATATTAACATTGATCTGGGGAATGTGGAGAAAGTCACCATCTGGCCGAAAGGGCAGAACCGGAATATTCCGCCGGTACTGATTTCGCCGGATCACGGACTGACTGGCTATCCGGTTTACACCATGACCGGACTCAGCGCCACCACGATATTCTGCCCCGATCTCTTTACTGGCAGGCCAGCGCATCTGGAATCGTCACTGCCTGATATGACGGGCGATTATACGATCACAGGGGTGATACACACCATTACTTCGCGAACCGTGGGCGGTCCGTGGAGTTCCAACTGTACCATGATGAGGGCTGAAGAAAATGGCACAACCACTCAGTAACCCGACAGACGTGAACAGCGAAATCAATGCACAGGACTTTATGCTGCGGCAGTTTCTCGGACGTCATGCGTTTATCACTCTGGGACGGGTGGTAGCCGTGGAAGAGGGATTTATTGAGGCCCGACCGATGGTAATGGGCGTTGCAGCAGACGGTTCCCCGGTTGAACATGAGGTGATTTATAACATTCCCGTATGGCGACTACAGGGGGGCGGTAATGCGGTGATTATGCCGCCACATGTGGGGGATATCGGTTTTCTTGCCATCTGCGATCGGGATATCAGTGCGGTAAAAGCCACGCGTCAGGCTGCGATGCCGGGATCAAAGCGTACCCATAATTATGCTGATGCCATCTGGCTGGGTGGCGTGCTCAACGGTGATCCCGTCCAGTTTGTGGTATTTGATGACAACCAGATACGGATTGTATCTCCCTGGAAAGTGGAGATATCCGCGCCTGAGGGTGTGATTAATGCGCCGAAAAGCTTCACCGTTAACTCACCACAAATTGCGCTGAACGGCGATACCGCCGTCAGTAAGGGGCTTAACGTTACCGGGCAGTCCAGGCTTTCCGGCGGTTCGAACATCGGGGGTATTGATTTTGGAAACCACGTTCACGGCGGCGTTGAGTCCGGCGGCTCAACCACGCAGGGACCCCGGTAAACAGGAGAAAACATGCAGTCACGATCACTTCTTCTTGACACCGGGACATGGGATATCCTGCTTGATGATACCGGAAATCTTGCCATTACTGATAATCCCCATGCGGTAGCTCAGGATGTGGCGTGTGCGTGCAGTACTTTTCTGGGGGAGTGCTGGTACGACTCAACGGCTGGCATACCTTACTGGCCACGCATCCTCGGACACTGGCCCGGCACACAACTGGTGAATGCCACTCTGCAACAGGAAGCACTTAAACTGCCGACCGTGAGCGCCGCTGTCTGCCAGGTCACAACTGATCAAACCCGGACAGTAACAGGTGTGCTGCGTATTACAGATACCAATAATGACATTTTTACGGTACTGCTATGAGTGAAAATAAATCTTTTTCTACCGCAGTGCCCGCTGTACAGATTTCGGATAGCGGGCTGAATGTGCCGGATGAAGCGGATATTCTGAGCGGCAGGCTTGCTGATTTTTCGGCGGCGCTGGGCGGGGCCATGAGTACCAGTCTGAGCAGTCCGCAGGGACAACTTGCATCCAGCGAAAGCGCCATTATTGCGGATAAAAACGATCAGTTGCTGTATATCGTTAACCAGATCAACCCTGACTTTTTCAGTGGTCGCTTTCAGGATGCAATAGGCAGGATTTATTTCCTGGAGCGCCGTGGGGCCACAGGTACGACAGTAACAGCGACCTGTACCGGGCTGGTTGGCACGCTGATCCCGGCGAGCAGTATGGCGCAGGATGAGGCCGGTTATAAGTATGTCAGTCAGACGTCACTATCGGCGCATCAGGGCAGGTTGATGCGGTATTTCTGAATTTGTCCACCGGCCCCGTCGGCTGTCCTGTGGGGACGCTGAATAAAATTTATAAGGCAATACCTGGCTGGTCAGGTGTCACTAACGCCCGTGCCGGTGTGCCGGGCAGCGATGAGGAAACCCGTGCGGACTTTGAAAACCGCCGACGTAATTCAGTTGCCCGTAATGCCCGGAATATTCTGGAAGCCATCCGGGGTGAAATACTCTCCACGGTAGAAAACGTGGTGGATGTTTACGTCACCCATAATCCGAAAAAAACAGAACAAAAAGCCGGAGTCAGTCAGTATCCATTAACACCCGGTTCGCTTTATGTTGGCGTGTACGGCGGCAGCCCGGCAGATATCGCGGCGGCCATCTGGCGTAAGGCTCCGCCGGGTATTGATATGAATGGCAACACAACGTTCACTGTTGCAGATAAGGAGTACGATCCGCCGTATCCTGAATACGTGATCAGCTGGCAGACACTCAAACCCGTCAGTCTGCATGTCAGTGTGACGCTGAAAAAAAGTGACTACCTGCCTTCAGATATTACCCGACAGGTACAGCAATCCGTGCTGGACGCATTTAATGGTACAGATGGTGGTCTGCGGGCAAGAGTTGCCTCTGTTGTCTCTGCCGGGCGCTACTATGCCGGCATTTACAAAACCGATCCGGAACATATTGATATTCTGGGCCTTACTGTGAGCCGTGACGGTTCGTCATGGACAACGGCTGTCACTTTCGGGATAGATGAGATTCCGGTTCTGGATGTGTCGGATATCAGTGTGAAACTCCAGGAGGCATAACGTGCAGAATGTGGCTGCCACTGTGCTTGCGCAGTATGCTGCCAGCTCCCGACTCAATGCCCTCATTAACAGCTTTAACGCAGCGCTTTCCCCCGACAGTTTTATCAGTGATTTTTATGGTCTTATCTGGAACATCGATACCGCAGAAAAGTATGGTCTTGATGTCTGGGGAAAGATTGTGGGTGTCAGTCGCCGGCTGACGGTAAAGGACGATTTTAATTACCTGGGCTTCAGCGAGTCCAGGATGGACACCCCGGTAATGGATGATTCCCGCCCGTTTAATCAGGCACCGTTTTACAACGGAAAATCGGTTACCCGGACTGTTGACCTGACTGATGCCATATACCGGCGACTGATCCTGATGAAAGCCATGTCGAATATTACTGACTGTTCCGTTCCGGATATTAACCGGATGCTGAGGTTTATGTTCGGAAAAAAACGCCGGGCTTATGTTCTGAATAATGGCGGGCTGAGGATGAGTTACGTCTTTGAGTCCGCGCTCTCGTCGGCAGAACTGGCGATTATCCAGTCGTCGGGTGCACTGCCGTCCCCGCCGGGTGTTTATGTTTCAGTAGTTTTAAAGGAGTCCCGTAATGAAGGCCAGTGATAAACCCCGCCAGCTGGCGGTCCCCTTTGCGAGTACCGGAGATAAAAACCGTATCCCGGACAAGGCGACACAGCAGACCAGAGAGAGCGGTAATGCTGCGTATGATTCAGGTTTTCCTCCGACGACCATGACAGCGGTCTCAGCGGGGGGGGGGACCGCCACACGGCAAGGATTTTAACGGTCTGATGTACGATATTACCGCAGCAATACGGTTCGCCCAGGCTGGCGGTTTGTACACGTATAATGCCGGTTTTGCGGGGGCCATTGGTGGATATGCAAAAGGAGCCATTCTCGCCGGAGTCGCAACAACAGCGGTCTGGCTGAATACCACAGACGATAACCTGACCGATCCTGAAGGCTCCGACAGTGCGGGCTGGGTAAATCTTCTTGAGGATCCGAAAAGGATATTCCTGCGGCAGAAGAACAATCTGTCAGACCTTCAGAATAAAGGGACGGCACGGGATAATCTTCAGGTTTACAGTAAAGAGCAGTCAGATCAACGCTATGTTCATCAGGAAGGCGATACCTTGTCCGGTGGACTTACTTTTGAAAACGACTCAATCCTCGCCTGGATTCGGAATACTGACTGGGCGAAGATTGGATTTAAAAATGATTCGGATGCAGACACCGATTCCTACATGTGGTTTGAAACGGCGGATAACGGTAATGAATATTTCAAATGGAGACACCGCCTCGCTGGCGGCCGGGTTAAAGACCTGATGAATCTCAAATGGGATACACTAAATATTCTGGTTAATGCCGTCATTAATGGTTGCCTTGGCATTGGTACGACGAATGCGTTAGGTGGAAGTTCAATCGTTTTAGGAGATAACGATACCGGGTTTAAACAAAATGGCGATGGTCTGCTGGATGTTTATGCGAATGGACAGCATGTATTTCGTTTTCAGAATGGCGTGGCTATTGCTTTTAAGAATATTCAGGCCGGAACTGCCAGAAAATTCACGTTATCCAGCGCCAACAACTCCACGAAAAATGCAGCGTTTTGTTTGTGGGGTAATCCATCCAGGCCTGTTGTTGCAGAGCTTGGTGATGATTCAGGCTGGCATTTTTTCAGCCAGAGAAACCCGGATAACAGCATAGTGTTCACTGTTAACGGACAGGTAATTCCGTTAAATTACGGAAACTTCGATGCCCGCTATAAATATCGAACAGAGGGGGTACAGGATGTACGGTATGGCCATGAAATGTATTACAGCCCCGGCAGTAACACCGTTTCGTGGAGATTTTGCGCACCTTCGGGACACGGGCTGTCAGGGATGGCGATATCGGATACCGGCCGTAACTCAGCGGATAACGTTGACGGTGTGTATTACCGACCACTGCAAAAACTGATTAATGGCACCTGGTATAACGTAGCGAGTATTTAACAATGTTGCATTTAAAAAATATTACTGCGGGTAATCCGAAAACAGCAGAACAATATCAGATGACAAAACGATATTCGGTCACCTGGCTTTTTTCAGAAGACGGAAAAAACTGGTATGAAGAGCTGAAGAATTTCGCCAGCGACACAATAAAAATAGCTTACACCGGAGACGGTCGTGTGGTGTGGGTCGGTAAGGATGTGACAGGCATCGAGCCACGCAATGCCAGTGTTATTGAAGTTCCTGATATTACCGCTAACCGACGGATTACCGCGCCGGGTTACTGGTTTTACCGCAATGATGAATTTGTCTTTGACTACAGACTCAAAGCGGAAGATGAGCGTGATGCCCTTCTGGCTCAGGTCAGTGCCCGGACAGGGGAATGGGAAGAAGACCTGCTGCTGGGGTTAATCAGCGACGAAGATAAAGAAAAGCTGAAAGCCTGTCGTATTTACGCGAAATCACTGCAGGCGATGGATTTCAGCGCCATCACTGATAAATCCTCATACAACGCCATTGAATGGCCCGTCTCTCCGGAAGGTTCTTCCTGATTTAATTTATCGCGAGAAAAACAATGTCTGTAGTGATATCAGGTGCGCTGACTGATGGCGCAGGTATCCCCATGTCCGGATACCATATTATTCTGAAATCCCGGGTAAACACCCCGGAAGTGGTTATGCACACTGTTGCTGATGTGATGACAGGAAACGATGGTGAATACTGTTTCCATGCGCGGACTGGAAAATATGGTGTGTATCTGAAACAGGACTGGCGCAACGAGTACAACGTTGGCGACATTGCTGTATATGAGGACTCAAAGCCCGGCACGCTGAATGACTTTCTGATTGCTCCTGATGAGGGCGACCTGAAACCGGATGTCGTCAAACGCTTTGAGGAAATGGTGGCGCAGGCGCAGCAGAGCGCCGGGGCCGCAGCCGGAAACGCACAGCAGACGGCGCAGGATGTGGCGGCAGCCGCAGGTTATGCCCGCGCAGCAGAACAGGCCAAAAATGACATTGATGCTGCGCTGACCGGCACTCTGAAAACGGCTAACCATCTGTCTGAAATCGCAGCAGCAGGCGAAAAGGCACAACAGAAGTCCCGGGATAATCTGGGGCTGAAAAGTGCAGCCACGATGGAAGCACAGAGCGACATTTACGACCGGACAAAAGGCCGTCTGGCGATACCCGGCGCATTCGGCTTTGGGCGTGCTTTTCTGCCTGAAGATGTTATCCGTTTTGACACTAAGAGTGATTTCCTGGCCTGGGTAAGGAATGCGCTGCCAGGTGAATATTCCGTTGCTGGCCCCTACGACATCATCATACCTGACACACGGTTTGAAGGGGTGCTCAGCATCCGGTGGACTGATGCACGCCCTGAGACAACAGAACCGAGGTACAGAGCCAAATCCCTTACTTTTTACGGCATTAACGGCCCCATTTATCACACCCGCTACTGCTACTGGCCCATATCCAGACTGACTGGCTGGGTGAAAATAAATATAACCACAGAAGATATTATTTACAGAATCGTGGCGAGCTCTGTCCGCAACAGATGGGGAGACCCTGACATTGGCGGGCTGATTATTGCTGCGTACCAGGGAGAAGCTGACGGTGATAAAGTCATCAGACTTGTCAGGGGGCGGTCATACAGAGGCTCACGACTGGGACCGGTGGGGATTTCAGTGACCAGTACTCCCACCGGAACGTATATAGCATCCCCACAATTTTTCATTACGGGATGTTCAGAGCATTCATTACCGGGGTCATATTGCGCCCTGTCCGGGGTGCCGGATGCACATGTCTCTGGCGCAATGCCCGGGCTTTTTATTCGCACATCGTGAGGAATGCACCGTGGAAATTAAAAAAATCATTAATCCCCGTTATACCGAAAGTGGCGCAGTAGACTGTGACGTTTTTTTTGACGACAGGGACCAGGCAGTCCCCTACACAGCCACCGCTGATGATGTCGCTTCGACGGGTCAGCAAATCTGGCAGGAACTGCAAAGCGGCAAATGGGGTGAGATAGCCCCATTCACTGTGACACCAGAAATGCTGGAAGCGGCCAGAGAGGCCAGACGTCAGGGAATTGAAGCATGGCGCACAGAACAGGAGGCGAAGCCGTTCACGTTTGAATGGAACGGTCGTATCTGGAATGCTGGCCCCAACTCACTGGGCCGCCTTTATCCGGTGGTAATGGCTGCGAAATCCGACATTGTACGGGACGTGATGACGTGGGGTGATGCCGATAATCAGCAGGTGAAACTGTCGATGCCGGAACTGGAAGAACTGGCGGCAGCAATGGCTCAGGCACAGGTTGAGCGCAATGACGAGATTTATCGCCGTCAGCGGGAGCTGAAGGAAGAGCTGAATAGTCTGAAGGATTTGAATTCGGTTAGGAATTTTATCGTGGAATAACAGAAGCTGCGGCACGTCGTATGCAGGAACGTGCCGCGGTTGGCTGGTAAACTTTCGATAGTGCGAGTATTGAATGATTTCTAGGCGTTATCGATTTTACGTATTTTTTGCATGATAGAATTCGTACCTCCTCCCAACGACCTTCCATGGCTTTCCGGACTTCTGTAGGCTGGCGGACGATGCTGTCCTCGGATGTTGTG